TGTTCCAATAACCCACAACAAGAATATTACAAAACAGAGCTGCAAGATAACAACTCCAAATAACACGTATACTAATATGTTCATAGATACCTCATCTCTATCTCTGCTTCAGTTTCAATCACCACACGAGCGCCACAGTTTAGCAAAGGCTTATCGTTACCACCATAACGAACTCGAGACGGTCCATTAATCACCACTTCATGACAATACGTATTTTTGCGACCTTCTTTGACCGTGATCACAGGTTCATTCTCATTGTTCTTTTTGTTACTGCGAATCTTATGCTGGTTCACATGGATGTATTTTTTCACTTACGTCTCCTGTTCTTGTATCGTGAAGAGCGTCTCTTTCTTTTCTTCGACCCAAGCTTGCGTCTACCTTTATGAAAGCCTGCTCTTCCTGTGTGTGCCATTACTTATCGATACCTTTACCAACATCTGTTCCAAGAGCCTTGGCTCGTAGGTGTATATTAAATGCCATGGATCTACGCTCTCCTTCACTTCGAAACGGATAGACCTGGTGAGACAACCAACTCGGAAAGATATACAAGTCACCGATCTGTGGTTTAATCATCCAGTTATGCTTACTAAATGTATTTGGCACACTCCCTAAAAATTCTAAACAACCCACACTCGGATAATGATCTTCTCTTCGATATTCTTCTTCGTAGCCTGGCGGAACTTTTAAAAAGAATACACCTGATAGCTGCGAGTCATGAATATGCATAGGATTAAAGTCACCTGCATACTGACTCACTACCCAAGATGTATAGGTCATGTTCGTATTTTCAGGTTTAAATTGATCCGCAACAGTCTTCATGATATACTCCGTCACTAATTTATTAATAACCGTCTCCAACGACTTCACTTCACCCAAAGACAAAGCGACTTCTTTCTTTACGTTTCCTGCTAAATTAGAACTATAATCTAAATCATTTGACTTCTGGTCATCTCCTAAGATAGAATCTGCCTTTTCATTTACTAAATCGACTATATTCTGCGGGATCGAACTACGCATGATCCGTGGTCCGAAGGGCGTGAATAAGTCATAACTAATCTGTTTGTCCATACTTTCTCCTTAAAACTTTATATAATATTTTTCACCGTTTTTCTGCATCGTCAAATACTGATTTAATTTCGCACGATAGATATCAAGCTGCGTAGAATCCTTAAAATCATTAGAACGAGAATTACGCACTGCTTTTTCTTTGCGCTCAATCATCGATCGTATTCGACTAATATACTTATCTAACGGAAAAACTTTCATAGGTGCCCGTCTCTCCGAGCTGTCACACCACTTCCTATCTTTATCAGGTAAGGATCAAAGATACCGAGCAAGAAAGGATTGCGAAGATAATGTGCATTGGTACCTTTGTGTTTCATTCTAGGTGTCAGATGAACCCCCTTCGCTGTGGGGATTGGGTCTAAGGACTTGTTCTTTCACAGTGACGTCCTTAATCTTGTAGTCTGTAAACGGAGGGATGGGCGAGTAGTCTGGAGACCCAGGAGGAAATGCTAGTAAAGTATCCCAGTCCCTCTCATTTACTTTCTTTTGCACTTCAGCAATGGCCTCCTCTTGCGTATCATGCAAAACTTCATAGAAGATAGTTTCCGTTTTACGGACTCCCACTTCAAATCTTTTTGGAAAATTACTTATTGGAACAATATTATCAAAAGTTTGTTCATTATTTTGCTGTTTTAAGACCCGTACAGCCTCTTGTAGAGTATGGTCTGCATGATCGGTCGTAACATATTTTAGTAAAATGTCGATTGCTTCTTTGTTAGTCATTTCTTTTTTCTCCTTAATATATACACAGTCACACCACAAACACGTCATTCCTGTATGCTCAGGGCAAAGACATTGTGGACATAACTCATGTGTCAATGTTTCGTCTTTCGCACTCCTGCATACAAAGCCATTCAATAACTTTACCGACTGATCGAAAATCATCGGCTCCTAATTTTTTTAACAATCGCCAGATGTTGATCGAGACAGCGACTGATTTATATTTACTCGAGTTCATTTATCTTTCTCCTAAAATAGTACGGTAAATACAGCTATAGCGATAAGTATTTGTTTCCAGAATATTGCTAGAAACACCAGCACTATAAATATATTTAACCAATGTATCCCCATATTTTACCTAACTATATGGGACTTGTCAATGATAAGTAACAATTTCGTCCTCTTCAGCTTCAAAAACAATAGTTTTTTCAATGAAAAATTCAGTGCCACAATTAGGACAAGAGTATACTTGTTTACCCTCTTCTTCTTTTTTTTCATCTACTGGCACTATAACTTCTTTACAGCTATAGCACTCAGCATCTAAAATTTTTAATTTTTTATCGTTCCCCATGATGCTCCTACCTTTGGATCTACCTTACTTGGTACCTCTAATTCAATACAGTTTTCCATAATCTCTTTGATCATCTTAATCTCTTTTTCATCTTTACAAGAACAATTTAATTCATCATGCACTTGAATATGTGGTGTGATACCTGCCTTGTATACTTCTATCATTGCTTTCTTTGTTTGATCAGCTGCACTACCCTGGATAAGTTTGTTTAGTGCTTTGTATATAAATGCTCTTTTAAGATTAGATCCATACTTACGCATTGCTTCATCTCTTGGTAATGCTTTGTGTACACCCCACTTGGTAGGTTCCCACAAATCAAAATGACAGATACGACCTAAAATAGTTCTGACCTGGCCATTATCATTTGCTGACTTACTAGCAAGACCCATGAGTTGTTTTACAAAAGGCACACGACTGTGATACTTTTCAAATAATTCTTTGGTATCATCTTCACCTAAACCTAATTCACTTCCTAATTTCTTTTGACCCATACCATAGAACAGTCCGAGGTTCATGGTCTTGGCAACCTTACGCTCGATCCCTGCCATCTCTGCTGCTATCTGATGAAAGTCTGTATCATTATTATCACGATAAGAATCAACAAACTCATCAGCACCTTCTAATCCACCATGAGTTAGAGCTGCGAAGTGCACGACCAATCTAGGTTCTTGTTGTGAATAATCAAAGCTACCCCACTTCGATCCTTCTTCTGGTATAAATAAAGATCTAATCATCGGTCCAATCTTTTCATTTCGTGCTGGTATCTGTTGTAAGTTTGGATTGGACATACTCAATCTACCTGTAATCGTACCACCCTGATCAGATTTCAATTGATTAATCTCACCATGGATACGACCATTGTGTTCATGCTTGAGTAACGAGTCAATAAACGTAGACCTGGCTTTGAACAATTCCCTTGATTCTACTATCTTTTTTGACAACGGATCTTGTAGTGTTGCTAGAAAATTTTTATCAAAACTAGGTAATCCTGTAGGTGTTTTGTTGTAGGCAATACCTTTTTTATCAAATGCTTTGGCAACAGAGCTAGGTGCAAATACCTCGACCTCAAAGCCTACATCCTTTTTAATTTCACTTAATAACTTTTTCTCTTGTGTAATAATTTGTTTCTTGAGACTTTCTGCTTTATCTAAATTTATTCGGACACCTTTCCATTTCATCTCAACTAGAACAGGTAATAATTCTGATTCTAAATAAAATATACTGTGCAACTCTTGTCTATTCATTTCTACTTTGAGTGCTTGCCATAGTCTTAGTGTAAGATCTGCATCTTGCTCTGCGTAAGGTCCAACATATTGATATGGTAATTTGTACATCTCTGCCTTGGCATCAATCTGCCAGGCTTGTGCAGCTTCGTATAATAAACTCTCGTCTTTCTTTTCTTGTATGTAATCTCTAGCAACTGCATTTAAATTATACTGGCCAGGCATTCTGTTCTCATCAATCAATGCCGCAGCTATCATCGTATCAATAATCCTACCTTTGACATTGATACCCCATCGTTTCAGCCAACCTAAGTCATAACTAGCATTGTGAAATATCTTATCGACATCGTTTTCAAAATATTTTTTTAGATGATTACGCACCGCATCTTCATCAAAGTTACCACCACCCTCGTGTCGTAAAGGATAATAACCTTTGAATCCATCAACAGCGATTGCAATACCAACGACATGACCTTTGCCTGTTGCCCAACCAGGTCCGGTGTCCTTGATCCCTGGGTCGTAGGTCTCTAAGTCGATCGCTATCTCCTTGGCTTGTGATAAATCAGGTAAGCCTTGTGGAGCGTTCCACTCTTTCGGTGGTTCAAATAAGGGTCTCTGGGTCGACATATTCTATTTCTACATCCATTTCTTTTTGTTTTTGATTTAAAATTCTATTTATTTTTATTCCTTTTTGCTTGCCTGTTTTGCGAATTGACTCAGTTTTTGCATCTATAAGTTTACATCTTCCCTTTTTATCTACAATCACTAAATCAAAAGGACAATGAGGACACATAGACATTGCAACCCAATATCCTTTTCTGATATACTTAGAGGCTATGTGTAATTCACCCATTACACCTTTAGCACTTTTCGATCTAGTCATAAAACATCTCTCTAAACTCCCTATCCGTATCGGATCTTACTAAGTGTAAGTTCTTTTTTGTTCTTGTCATACCCACATAAAAAACTCTTCTCTCGTTATCAGGATCTTGACCATAAGCTTCATCTGCTTTTCTAGGTAGATCTGCTAGTAAAGCGACATTGTCAGCTTCACCACCTTTGGCACCATGAATGGTAGATAAATTAATACGAGGATCTTCGTTTAGTTTTTCTTTTCTTCTCAATAGAGAAACAATGTAAGTAACTTCATGTGCTGGCATACGATCGAGAGCGTGATGCCATATCCTATGACTCGGTATCAATAAACCATGATACACAGTCAAATCTTCATAGGTATATAACTTGTCAGGGTCAGCATGAATCAAACCTTTATGTCCATATGCTACACCTTTTCTTACTGTCATGTAATGATACATCGTGCGAACATCATCTAACGGAACAGCCTTTTTATTTTTGGCTATGTTAGTCCATGTCATGATAGCCTTGAGTCTTTTCTTACTAACAGAAGGCTGACCATACATAGAAAAGTAAAACCCTCTTGTCTTCATCTCATCGGCTACTTGTTCTAAAGTATAGTTATCTCTAGTCATAACTAGCCACTGTCCTTTGTCCCTTTGCATCTGTTCATAAACAGACATTCGTGTTACATGATGTTTGACGGTGCCGTGATTAATCCCTTCAGCGTCAGGGATTAGACCGTATCGAGTTGGCCTGGTTTTTGGTACCCATACCTTTGGTATTCTGTTTTCTACCTTATTAATTATTTTAGTAGCTATCTTATGTACAGCTGCAGGAACTCTATGTGATTTATCTAATATAAATCTTTCACCTGGTAAACTAATCAAGTCATTAGGATTAGCTCCAGCCCACTTAAATATAGATTGATCATCATCACCTGCTATGTATATTTCACCAGCTTTGTCCATGATTTTTTTGACCATCTTCCATTGAATAGGTAGCAAGTCTTGTGCTTCATCAATGATTAAAACATCTAGCTTTGGCACTATCTCTTCTTTTGTTGAATTACTAAATTCAATAATCATGTCTGTAAAATCATACAGCTTACGAGTTTTCTTATACTCTTTGATACCATCAGCAATGTATTTTATTTTTAACCAACCACCTTCCATAGGTGGCATCTCATGAAACTGTTCTTTTAAACTAATGTTTCTCACTCTTGCCATATCAATAACTTTTGCAAACACATCATCTTGTAATTGAAAGCCTGTGCTATCCATCTTACGATTAGTGTTAGATAGTTTGATACCAAGTAGTCCTGACAATTCTTTATAGTGATTGTCTTTCATGACATCATCTTTTGTTAAACCTAATTGTTTAAATGCTAGACTGTGTAAAGTCCTGAAGTACATAAAATCTTTTTTATCTAAGAAAGAAAACTTAGACATAGCCCTGGTCCGTGCTTCATTAGCAGCTTTGACTGTATACGCAAAGTATCCAATACGATTCGCTTTGATACCTGCCTCTAACTGTTCTTCTACTTTCCGTAACAAATATTCTGTTTTACCTGTGCCTGGTGGTCCTAAGATTATTTTTGTTTTCATTAAAACGGCACCTTTGGTTGTAGGTCAGGTAAAGGTAAATCTGACTGATCAGCACTTGTTAGTCTAGGCACATACCATAAATGATAAACCTTACCTCTTATTTTCTTTTTAGTAGAGTCACCGTTTAGTTCCCTTATCCTTGCACACATCTGTGTCGAACTAAAGTTAGTAAATCTTTTCTTTGTTAAATAGTTTTCTAGTGATGATAATCTAAAATAGGTTACCTCTTCTTCTTCAGGTGACCAAGCTTTGTCAATCAATATCTCATCGATAGTCATTGCTTCACCTTGATCCGATAAGAAGGACTCAAGATAATTATCAAATCGACCTACCTTTGTTACCTCTTCAGGCATTTCAATAACTTCTACCAACGCTAATAGTGCTTGTATTCTTGCATCCCAGTCCTTTGCTGACATTTTGTTTGGTAAAATATTTAGTGCATTCATACATGCTTTTCTAAACTTAGACTGATCAAAGAATTCATCAGTGCTAATACATAGTCTTCTGCCATCTACATTTAAGAACCATACAGACTCATCAGATTCATATTTTGTAAGATCTGTTACATCATGATCATAGTCATTACCGATACCAAACTTACGAGTCCTACAGAGCTGTGAGTTACAAACAGAACACATAGGCTGATCTTTACATTTGTATTGATACTCTTTCTTTTCATGTTGGTTGACAGTCTTGAGCACTTGTTTAGAAGGTAGTATTGGATCCATGTATTGATGATTAAATTCATCTATCTTGTCTTGCCATTGATCTGGCCATTTCTTTTTGGCGTAGACTGCGTATTGATATAAAGTATTATCCCTTCCCCCCTCTGGTATTTTCTCATTCATTAAATGTTCTAGACAGGGGGGACCGTCAAACAAACTATCTTTCTTTTTTGTTGTAGATAACTCTTTTAGTTCTGTCTCTGTCAGGGCAAGTTTATTGTGAAGAGTAAAAAATTCTGTTAAACTGTAAGGTTTGCCATTGTTATCAATAGCATATCTATTGTTTGTTTCTTTATGTGCACCAAAGTAAGGTAAGTTTAGAAAGTTACCTGTGTCCCCTCTGTCAGCACGAATCTCTATTTGTTTTGGAAATATTTCACAATTAGCAAAACCTAAAAAAGCTGCAAAATCTGCTAGTTTATCACGCATTAATAATGCTGTGACAGGTTCTTTTGTAAATATAAATATGTGAGCGCCTCCTGATTTTGATCTACAAACAATCAAAGGCAAATTCTTTTTGTTAATCTTTTGTACTAATTCTTTTAAATTGAGAGGATACATGTCGACATCAATACAACCCCAATAACACTTAGAGTCGTCCATGATTGGTATGATGCCAAGGCTAGGATCTTTACCATCAAGATGATCCTGCCACATTTGATCAGTAATCTGACCTTTTGTTATGTAAGCTTTACCACCTTGCTTACCATTTTCTTTCTGTTCACCGACACGATATTGTCCGTAGGCTCTATCCAAGCCACGAAAAATATTCTTAAATGTACCGATATCGTATTCTAGCATTTCCTACCTTTATAAACTGGGGGTGGCCTATAACCCAGCACCACCCCCAAGTTGAACTAGAATGGTGTTTGTGTAGTTCCAGGGGAATCTTGTTCCTGCTCTGGAGTTGCTTGAATATCACCAGACTTTATGCTCGCATGAAAAAGCTTTGCTTGTTCATATAAGTTTTTGTCTTGAACAGGTCCGACTAGTTCGATGTTCCAACCAAACCATTTACCCTTATCGTTGTCTTCTTTAGCAACGGTAAGTTTATACATATGGCTGAAAGAAGGAGGATTAAAAGGTCCCTTAGATCCTGCAACTCTAATATTCAACATCATGCTGTTCCACTTTCTACTCTTTTTTAATTGAGTAGATTTCATTGTAATCAAAGCAGGACTGCCAACGCCTGTCTTTTGATCGTACACAATGACAAAGTGATTTGCATTTGTTTCAATATAGTTACCATTTTCTAAGTAATCTTTATTGTCATCCTTGTTCCTGATTGTTTTAGTAAGGATATCACTATCTGCATTGTAGGTATTAACAGGTGGTTGATTTTTACCTCTTGTTGGTAACCACTCTGCATACTTTCTTTGATAGGCACATGGAATCACAATGATTCCTTCCTTACCATCAACTGCTTCACCAGTAACATTATTATAAATCTGTCCCATTTTTAGCTTTTCATCTGCCTCCAATTCTTCGGAACCATTCATAAGAATTTTAATTCTTGGTGTAGCAAGGTCTTCCTGTTGCAAGTCTTGTAGACCTAACGAAGCGTCTGCTTCAAATAAGCCTCCATCAACAACAGCGTTTTGTTTTTTCTCAACAACTTCTTGTTGCTGAGGTTTCGATTGTGCGTTTTGCGTCATTCGTTTCTCCTTATTATCGATTTTATATTTTTCGTTTCTGTACGAGTTTTGTTTTATTGGCTACGTACACACCAAATTCGTCTGGCAAAGACACACCTTTTTTGTGTTGCTCAGTTACGAATGCTTTCATAGTTTGATAGTGAACATCTTCTTTTTCCGATCCCACCATCCCTAAATCTTGTATAGCTGCTTTAAGTTTAATTGCTTGTGAGTCTTCACCCATACCAAAAGACACAGATACATTGTTCTTTATAAGGTCACCGTATCCGTTGTCCCTGAGCCATGAGTATACATAAGGTCTATCAGCTACCTTAACACCAGGTCTAACTTCCTCAGTTATTTTAACTTCAGTTCCGTTATCTAGTGTAATACTAGCCAGGCCTTTTTCTGCTAAAAATTGTGGTATATCTTCCTCGGATAATTTTCTTGCAGCTTCTTTTTTTTCTTTTAATTGATCCTCGAGTTGTACAATTTCTTCTTCTGTAAACTCAAGTATCTTACACTTATCTGCGAGTGCTTTTAAGGAAGAGTCATCGACATCTTGAAAGACATCATCTTCAAAGTTTATTTTCGTCATTCTTATTTCTCCTTATGTTTACTTCGATGGGATGATACTTTTCTCGTTTTCTATCCCATTTCAGAACTTTATAATATCCCATATTTATATCACACGCTACGGAACATGCAATACCTATTATGGATGGATCACCAATTAATAATAAATAATCCTCATCTGAAAAATCTTTTAAACTTGTTTTTAGTTGATCTACAATAGAATCAGAGCTTAACAATAATTGAAAACCAGGTGGTATAAGGGGAACTAATTTACCATACTCCTCAGCACTGAGGATATCTTTGTATGGCATTTCTTGTATTACGTAAACTGTCATTCTATTTTTCTGTTTTCATTATACACTTGATTTATTTTTTTAGCAAGTATATATTTATGGGATTACTAGGAGAAATTAGAAATGACAGAATATATTTATAAAACACAACCTTTTTCACATCAAAAAGATACCTTAGAAAAGTCTTGGGATAAAACTTCTTACGCATTTTTTATGGAGATGGGAACAGGTAAATCAAAAGTCTTGATTGATAACCTGGCCATGTTGCATGAAAAAAGAAAAATTAATGGTGCTTTGATTGTTGCACCCAAAGGTGTTTATCGTAACTGGATGATATCAGAATTACCTAAACACTTACCTGATAGAATAGAACACAACATTGTGTGTTGGACACCAACACCTAATAAAAAACAAAAAGAACAATTAGATTCTCTCAAAGTTTTCTCTGAGAAACTCTCAATATTTCTTATTAACGTAGAAGCTTTGAGCACTGCAAAAGGATATGCAGCGGCATTAGAGTTTTTAAAATCACACGCAGTCATGATGGCAGTAGACGAATCTACAACAATCAAATCACCCACAGCTAGTAGAACAAAAAGTGCTATCAAGCTTGGTAAGTTTGCAAAGTATAGACGAATACTAACAGGTTCACCTGTCACAAAATCACCATTAGATTTGTATACACAGTGTGCTTTTCTTAACGAGGATCTATTAGGCTACACTTCTTTCTGGGCTTTCAAATCAAGATACGCATTAATGGCACAAAGAAACGCGGCAGGTGGCGCACATAGTTACAATCATGTAATTAAATATATAAGATTGGATGAACTAAATGGTAAGCTAGATGCTTTTTCTACAAGAGTTCTCAAAGAAGATTGCTTGGACTTACCAGAAAAACTATACACAAAAAGATTCATTGAACTTACACCTGACCAGGTAAAAGCTTACAAAGAGATGAAAGAATTTGCTGTAGCAGAATTAGAAGGTAACTCTATGACAGCATTCTCTGCTTTGACTCAAATGATGAGACTGCATCAAATCACGTGTGGTCACATGACTACAGATGATGGCAAGATCGTAGAAATAAAAAACAATCGTGTTAAAGAACTTTTAAATTTTTTAGAGGAGACAGATGATAAAGTTATTATCTGGGCAAACTATAGACATGATATTAAAACAATAACAAAAGAATTGGAGAAAAAATATGGAACAGAAACTGTATCTAGCTTTTTTGGTGATACGCCTGTGGACGAGAGGGATCAAATTATATCTAAGTTTCAAGATAAAAAAGATGATCTTAAATATCTGGTCGCTAACCCAAAGACCGGAGGCTATGGACTCACTCTTACTGCTAGTCATACTGTCGTGTATTACAGCAACAGTTACGACTTAGAGATAAGACTACAATCTGAAGATAGAGCACATAGAATAGGCCAGGATCAAAAGGTCACCTATGTTGATTTTATAGCAGAAAAAACCATTGATGAAAAAATAGTTCAATGCTTGAGATCTAAGATTGACATTGCGACAGAAGTTCTAGGTGAAGAATTGAAAAGCTGGCTAGTATAGGTTAATATAGCTTATGGCATATCTTAATCATAATTTACCACCTTTTAGCGCATATATTAGAAACGAGTATTTATTTGATCATGAAAAAGGTCATGGTGAATTTACGTTTGCTGATGTGCATACTGTCAATAGTTTAGAGAGAAGAGCATTGTTATTTGAATGCTTATTACCTAACGGTGTCAATTGGACCAGAAGACCTATCCATGCGTTCTGTTGGAAAAAAGATGCACCAAAACACCCCTTAAACATACACCAGTATTGGGATTGTTTTTCACCTTATGTTGATGTTCAAAGAAGAAATAGATTAGCTAACTGTAGAGCAGAACTTGTAGATTACAAAGGCACAAAAAGAAAAGGCACTTATATGTTTACAATAGATTGGGCATGGGAAAACAAAGCAGGAATGTTAGATACAAACTTTAGCGAGGACCCTGAACATAAGTGTGCACACATGTTTCGTATGGATGATGGTAACTTCTTTGCCTATCCTAACAATAGAACTATCTGGTATGATGATGCTTTTATGGAAGAAAGACTAACTAAAAACCCTGGATATAAGATTGATCAAAACTTCTACACAGTAGAAAACACAAGAGAAGAGGACACAACAACGGATGATTCTTATATGACTCAGTTTGAACGTCCCGAGTGAAAATATTCTTTGATCATATCACAGGTAAATTAACACATTACGATTTACTTTATAGTCTACCCTTAGCAGAGTTTGATAAGAGTGAGTATGATTATGCTTTTAATAATGGCTGGTTACCCCTGTCTTGGTATTACACCAAGATAAATCACATAACCTGGCTTAACGCCAGGTCCAGTAGACTGCAGCTATCGGACTTTACATTCTCAAAAAAACAAAAGTATACTTTAAATAAAAAAGATATTTATGTATCTACATACGATAAATTACCTTGGCATTTAGAAGATGATATAGCTGAGATTTACAAAAGATATATACAACACAAAAATTATTACGAAGTAAATCATGAGAGGGAAAGTGAAGAGTTTATGCGTGATGATCCTATTGATTGGAAGTATTTTGTATACTATTACAAAGAGAGACCTATTGCTTTTACTGAAGCGATGATGGAAGGCGATCACTTTATGACAGGTCAGTTTGCTTGGGATTATGAAAATGACAAGTTAGGTATGGGAACCTATGCTACTTTATACGAGATAAAATACTGCATAGATCAAAATTACAAGTATTATTACTTCTCCTATAGCTATGAAAATAGCAGTAAGTATAAGTCAAAATACGATGGATTTGAGTTTTGGACAGGTAGAAATTGGTGTAAAGACAAAGAGATATACAATCAACTTTGTAGTAATGATAGTGGTATTAAAAACTTAGCGGATCTAAATGATAATCAACAAAAATACTTTGATTTAGTCTTTGGCACTCATACCTGATAAAGGATTATTTAAAGCTTTATCTACACTCAATTCAAGATTTTTTTCAATCATTTTTATTTCATCCATAATCTCTCTTGAGTCTTCTTTTTGTCTGTCTTCTACATCATTGACAATCTCAGTAATGTGACGAACATCTTGTTCCATATTACGAAGATCTGTTTTAAGATCGTCTTTAAGTTCTCGACTTACTTGTGAGATAAGGTTTATTTCTTCTAAAACTATATCAAGCTCACTCTTCAAACCATCAACTTTTTGTAAGACAATCTCCATTTGTGCATTTGTTTCTGACTCTACTAGAGATATTTTTTTATCAAATCCAGAAAGGTCAGGCTCAGTATAGAGCAAAATCTTTTCTTTCATTGAAAGATAGTCGGAGTAAAATGTAAAGCCTGTCCAAGCAGCACCACCCAAGGTGCCAAGCAAAGACAGTACAATAAATATTTTACCACCTGATATCTTAATTCCGCCATATTCAATTTGTGCCATATTGTTGGTTTACCATCCTGTTCATAGTCTGGCCTTGAGCCATGTCAAATAGAATACCATATTGATCTTCTATTGTCTTGTTTAAATATTCATTAACATCTGTATCTACAATCGTAGATTGTGTCTCAAAGAATGTCTTAGTATTACCTAATATTTGCATAACAATCAATGTTTTCATCTGAGCTGCTTCATCATACCTCTCTTTATCATCAATTTTTTTGACTATTTTTGTGGCAGCTTTCTCTTTCTCTGATACCTTAGGTTCTGATGATTTCTCTTCTTCTACCGTTTCTTCTGGATCTTCTTCTTTTTGTACTGTTTTCGGTGTTTCTTGTTCTGGTTCCTGTGATTCTTCTTGAGGTTCTTCTGTAGTTTCCTCTGGTTCAGGTTCTACTACTTCAATCTCCTCCATTTCTAACTCAATCTCTGCTTCTATTTCACTCTCAACTTGAACAACTTCTACCTCAGGCTCAGGTATATCTATATTTAACTCTGCTATTTCTAGCTCCACAGTTTCATATGATATTTCTTCAGGCTGTGATTCTATTGGTGCAAAGTCTATATCACCTGCATCATCCACCACAACATCGTTTAATTCAAATACTTCCTCTACAAAATCTAGTTCTGTGGGGTCAAAGAGATCTAGATAGTATATTTCTTCAACACTAGTTATCTGTTGCGTAATGATAGTATTGATAACATTGTAAAACACATTGACCGTAACATCATCAAACAGGGGTCCGATAGCCAGGTTTATATCTCGACCACCCACTTCAACGGTAATCTTGTTTAATACACCACTGAAATCGAAAGACCCGTTATAAGACTGGTAGCCGGATGATATTCCAGACTCAGACAAGATGTCAGTGCCTGAAAAGACTGAACTAGTTCCATTATATCCTGTAACGTGCATGTATATTCTATCTTGAGCATCTCTTTTATCTACTTCAATTGTGTATTGAACCTGGCCACCTTTATCTATTTCTAAATCAGAAATGTCAATGTTTTGTATGATAAAGGTGGTGCCCATTCCAGACACACCCATGGTTGAAGTGCTATTGCCAGATCCTGTAATCTGTGCACACTTATCTGTGCCTAAGGCATAACAACCAGAACCACTAGGCATACTAGCAGAGCCTTGTCCACCCCAGTCTATATCCATATCTCCCTCATCTCCTGTTCCAACATAACCATTAGAACCATCTAAAATATCTCCTGAGTCTTCATTAGTAACAGTCGTGGTAGTGGTTGTCGTAGTAGTAGTCGTGGTTGTGATTATTTCTGTACCTTTATCTTCTTCAGTTATAACAATACTTTCTTCTTCTGTGATTGTAACTCCTGGCGTACAAAGACCCTCCACATCAGGTAAGCAAGTATTAGCTTTAGAATAAAAGGAGACCAGTAGTAAGAATAAACAAAGTTTTAAATAGAGCAACATTTTGTGCATCGGTAAACTCTCCCTCAACAGGTTTTGACGCCTGTACATATTCTGTTTTGTATTTACTACCGTCTGGAATTTCATCTGGATTATCAGTCCAGTATTGAGCTGCCTCAGCACCGATAGAACCTCGTGCAGGGCACGGAGTCCCAGCATCAGTCATTGCATCCCAGACACGAGCATCTTGACATAGTATAGATACTGCCGCGACCTTCATGCCGTAGGCATACATAGATCGACTTAACTTTAATTTTTGACACAGCTCATCGTCAATAACTACACCTGTGGCTACACCAACGACATTATTTTGCACACTGGCGCCTACACCAACTTTACAAATATCACTGTTCGAGTTGATTATAGAGGGTGCATTGGCCGTAGGTGGTGTCGAATTGGTTACAACCGTACTCGACACCGTATTTGTTTCAGCGTAAGATTTTTTTTGAAAGCCTATTATTAGAACACATGTGATTAAAATTATAGAACATAACCACATGTACCAATTTTGTTTCATTTTATCTACCGCATCCGCCACCACAACATTCACACATAACGTCCTCCTATCCTAAACTAGCCATTGTATCTGACATGCGTTTTGCCCGGTTCGGGGTCTGTTTGGCCCACTTCGAATCGAGCATTTCTAGAGCCGCTGTCTTGTAATCTGGTGGTGTTTTATCTTTTAGTGCTGCCCACATGTTGCGAAACTTACTGACGCCTGTTTTTCCAAGCTGAAAAACCATCTCTACGATCAGTTCCTTACATTGATCATGGACTGTGTATTCACCCAATAACTCTTCTGCGCCTGATATGGCGTTCTCTAAATCCTTTTCTAATATTTCCATTAAAAATGACTCTTCATATTCCTTGTCATCTTCCCAAAAATCTTCAACGCAGAGGTGCCCTACCCCCACAGTTCTTTTTCCTAGTGTGTCTAAATATACTTTATTTCTATAGCCTTCGTTGTGACGTACCGAAGCCAAAAGTCTTTCCATATCCATTTCTAATACTCCTTGTAATTCTTAATTAAAAACTCTTCCATCCAGGCCATTTTATCATCCATAGACTGAAGTTGAGCCTTGATAACAGCGATGTCCTGTTGCATTTTTGCAACACTATTGGCTTTCTGTTCTACAGCATTTAAGCGCTCGCTCCACATACCCCAGGTTATACCAAAGCTGAGAACGATACCTGCTAACCAAATAGCATCTTTACTGTTGAATTTAAACATTATACTCCCATTGTCCTTTATCAGAAGGATCTCTGAACATTAAGCTGTCAGCCTGC